GTTCTACTAACATAAGATAGGCTTGTTCAGCTGCCATGTCCGCAATGTACTCAGTTATTCTTGGAAATTCTGTCTCGTCAAATGTATGATTCATCGTATATAAATATCTTACTTAATTTTAGAAATGTTTTCCTTGTTGCTAAGGTATTCTACAACTGATTTCCAATTCATTTCAGTTCCAAAGTGAATATGTTCGCCTTGAAAATTTTCTACGCCGTTCCAAACGTTGTCGTCGATCAAATAATCGCCTCGAACCAAACCTTTGTTGTGAGTTAGGATTAATTTCTTCCGAGCTTTCTCTCCGAGGACGTTGTCGACCCATAATCTCTTGTCGATCCAGCTCGAAGGATTCCTCCAGCTTGGCGACGAGCAAATATAAACTTCGAAATGCTCATTGAGCCAATCAAAAGCCTCCAATGCTCCAGGCATAGGTTCTAAATCCCGATAGAAACCAGGAATTCCATGGCAGTCATAGTGTTTATCCTTTAGCCATTGAGGCATGAGTGCCGCTTTCATATCATAGTCGCATAGGACTCCGTCCATATCAACTAAAACTATTTTTTTATTTTCCATTTTCAAATTTTCTAATTAGATCCACGTGGAATTGCACGGGATATTTGTTTACATCTTCTATAACCCAAAACGATTTGCCGTAAAAGGCCCCTATGGTGACAACACGGTCGCACCAAGGTTCGTGAACCTCTTTAAAACAGTCGAGACGATAGACTTCGTCATGACATCTAAGCAAAACTTTCATACCCTTTGCCAATTTTACCTTACGATTGGATAAAATTTCGGAAAAGATTTCGTTTGGGATAAAACTTTTGTCTAGCTTCTGGCATAATAGGCTTGAGGTTGGTTCCCAATGTGAAGCAAGAGCAATTCTTACCACCATTGACTGTTCAACAACGCCAATTATTTCTAAAACCTTGCGTCTTGTTGCTTGTTCGGATCTACCGATTTGCAATGCCACCTTTTTTATTACTTCGCCGTCTATGTCTTCGTTGACATGGGGAAGTATTTTAAGAATTTCTTCGTTCTTCCAGTAATTCATTATCTATCTAATTGATTATTAACCTTATTCCAATATTTTTGGGTGGCTTTTTTTGTTAGACCTCTTGGGCCTCCGTTCCAGCACCGAGCTTTTTCTTCTTCGGTTACCAAATTATAGTGTGCACAATAGATATTAAAGATCTCAATAGACTTTGGTCTACTCCAACGATCTTTCATTTTATATCTTATTGAATTTCCTTGGGACTTTAGGATCCGATTAACTTCCCTTATCATAATTTTACGTATCTGCAAACAACCAACGGCATCTTCCGATGCACAATAGGCTGAATCATTGCCACGGCTTTCAACGTGTATAAGCGCATATACTAGACTATCATTTTCAATGTGGACTAATGTATGGGGCTTAGCTTGAAGTGGCTGTATTGGGCTCTGAAAGGGCTTTATCATAACCCCTGCAGAGCTCATTAAAGACAGAGCAAATCCTATGACGAGGAATCGCTTCATAGATTAACTGAAACGATTGCTGCTTCTAATAGAAGATTTAGTTCATCTTCCAGAGTGGAAGCAAGTTTGTCCCTGAAGGGCTTATCACTTTCATTAGTGACTAAGACATCCTCGGGACGAGAGGGTCTGAACCAAATACTAAGTTTAGTTTCAGGATTACTGAAGATGATTTCCGAACCTTCGTCGTCGGTATCATATCCGAGTTCCTCCATGTGTTCGATAAGGAAGTATTTGATTACTCCTAATTTATGTTTCTTAGTAGATTTAGAGTTTTTTGTTATTACAGGTAAGTCCATTTTTTAGTGGGTTTTAATGTTTAATAGTTAATAGTTAATTGATGTACATAGCTAATATACAGCTTTATCTGTAGAAGCTACGAAGGTAATCGTTAAAGTTCGTTAAGATAAAAGACGATTTCCAGAAAGATTATTCCGAGGGCTATAAAGCCTGTATAGTAGATGATTGAATCTAAAATCGAGTTGAGAGAGTTTTTAATGTTCATTAGTATAGGGGTTAAATGAATGATTGATTGACATAGTCAATATACGACTTATACTACAAATACTACGATGTTCCTCGTTAAAAAACGTTAAAATTTCTAAATTAGTTTTTAACTATGTGGTCCTTTCGGCCCCGTGTATAACCTTGACAGTTGGAAATCTTAGTGACCAATCCCCGTCTTGGTTCTGAGTCTCTTCGAAGTATGCTACAGTAATTAGTTTGCCTATAATGTCCTTAGGACTTTCATGGTAGCGTATACGTTCTTGTTGGCTGAAGCCAGATCCGACTGCTACTTTGAAACCTTTGTGCTCGATGTAAACCTGAGCAAGCATATCCATCTTGACTTCTTTACCATTTCTGATAACTCTATGTTCTCTGAAGTCGCATCCTGTAACTTCATACTCCGCATCATGGAATGTTTTGACCTTAAGGAGATTGTTAGAACGTTTGCCTTCATAGCCAACATTCTTACGGACCATGAATCCTTCCCATTCATTATCTCTAGCCATATCTTGCCATGTTTCAAAATGAGCATCATCAATTAAACTGAAGTGTTCGACATATTGAAGAGTGTCGCCATCCGATGAGTCCACTATAGAACTAGCAATACGTAACCTCTTTTCCAGAGGCACATCGCCAACCTTATCGTCAAAGGTTTTCTTACTGAATGAATCGAAGATCTTGAATTTAGGATTCTGGATTGTGTGATCCTTGCGTCTGATCTCCTTCATGATAGCCTGGAAATCTTCATTGTCCAAAATATTACATATACAGATCTCGCCATCGAGTACGGTGTTGACTAGGTTAAGGGCTTCGATATCCTTGACAACCTTATCCAACGTATTAAAGATCTGTCCTTGACGAGACCTTAGTTCCACGTTCCCGTCCGCATCTATAATAGCAAGGCAGCGCACACCATCTAATTTCCTAGAAGCATACCAAACCTCACCATAGTCACCGTTAGCCAAATCAACGAGTTTAGGTTGATAGACATTAGCGAGTGCAGGTTTGAAGGTAGGGATCCATCCAGGAACAATGGCATTAAAGACTCCGTCACTAGCACGAACTTCTAAGTTGCGGTCAATGACAGAAAAGATTAAAGCCTCGTATGCTTTGTTTAAGAATATATAGCCATTGACTTTTGCAATAGCAGCATGACCTGTGTAGACCCGATTATCGAGATCGTCCAGAAGATCGAATATATTATCATACCCATGTACGATATCCCGAAGGTCAGGATTAGCTCGACAAGTCTTAGATGTAATGTGGTAGACCTTGAATGGGTCATACGTATACTTAACCAATTCGGTAATGAATGAATGGTATTTGTATATATGTATGATTTCCTTTTTGACCGTGGTCTTGGAATTGGCTTTCATTTCATGAACGAAATCGGCAGCCATTGGCCAGTTATCTTTTGGATGTTTTTCCATATTGTAGTGGGTTTAAGTAATTAATGTACATAGTCAATATACAACTTTATTTGCAAAGACTATGATGAATTCCGTTAAAGAACGTTAAGTCAGTAGTGATCCATGTAAAAGTCTAGGACCTCACGTTGCTCTGTTGGGTTTAATTCTCTAGGAAGTTTTCCGAATAGGATCCTAGCGATCTTGTGTATATAATAACTCTTCATGTTTATTTGGGATTAGTGTGTACGTATTCGACAATGTATTCTACCGGAAGATCATATAGATCTGCCAGATACTCAATGCCATTACCTTGCTTGTAAAGCGATCTGGCTTCGTTGGCTTGGACAGTGTCTATTCCACTTGTTGGGAAATAGTGTTGATCCCACTTAACAAAAATATCGAATAAGAGTTTGGGATTAGCCATTTTCCTAGCATTGATGGTGTCCAGTGCATGGGAGCATGAATCGCAATGAAGGTTAAGGTCTTTTGGCATTTCGAGATTTAGCGTTTCGAAGTCTTGGCGGCGCGCATCCAGCTTGGCGCAAAGCACAGTAAGGAAAGCCTTTTGAGCTATGTAGCTAATGTAGTTGTGTCCAGGTGTGTCCATGGTTTAATAGTATTTTATAATTGTGCCACCTTTGGTGACGAGGTTAATTCCTAATTCAATTTCGAGCTTACGAAAGTCTAGTTGACCCATACCGATTGCTTGTTGAAGCACTTGCATGAACACAGGGAAAGGTAGCGCAGTGCCACTCTTCTCGACAAAATAGCCATAGAGTAGTTCGGCACCTTGTCCGGTGTTCTTAAATGTTATGTATTGGTCTCGGGTCATTTAGAGTTTTGGCTCGTATAGCTTCCACCACCTGTTGAGGATCTTGAGTGTGGCCTTACGAGGTTGTTGACCTTCTTGGACACAAAGCATGAGCTTACGAAGTTGGGTGACGTGGTTACACGTGGTTGGTGTTGAGGGGTGGTACCCGATCCTAGTGATGAGGCTTTCAATCTTCTTTGTAAAGAGGATTTCGGTTTGCTCACTATGTAGGTTCTTGAGATCATCATCGGAATACCAATGTTGCGGGTTCGCCGGGGAGAGAATCCCTGCCATGGGGTTATTTGCAATAGCTTCTACAGCCTTGATAGCTTCTTGTTCGTCAAACATTAGTTGTGTTTCATGCCTGTCATAACGCCGTAGCCTTTGCGAGCGGAGAGACGATTAATATTGTCGGCTACTTCTTTGGGTAGCACTTGGATTGTGTTGCCGGTTTTATGATTGCTTATAGCTACGCATCCATAAGGTTGCGCGGTGCTGCAGTCAACACATGTGTAGTAACCCAAAGCGATTCTGCCGGCGGGGATGATGGCTTTGCAGCCGCATTTAGAGGACTTGCTCATTTGTCTTTGAAATTTTGGTGTTCGAGATAGAAAGCCATTAGTGTGGCGGTTACGCCTATTATGATTACTGCCATATTAGCATATTGATTATAAGGGTTAGCCATAGGCCAAGTGCAACGAGCATCGCCGCACCTTCGTAGTTTATCCGCCTTAGACGGCTTTTAATTTTATTCATGATAAGGGACCTTTAAACATTTGATAAAGATCAGGAGTTCCATCCTCATCAACTTCAGGTTCCTCTTCGTCCTCCTCCTCATCAACAGTGATGTATTGGTCAGAGTAATCTATGTCTTTGAGAATATCGATAGCATGCTCGAGAGCTGCCGTCATGTTGTTTACAAGCGACTCTAGGCCACTGTTTCTAACACAGTTTTTAATTTCGTAAGTCATGTCATTGGTTGAATCAATTATACGACATGCGTGTTTTAGTTCTGGGACACACTCCCAACCTTGTTCGGTGGTTTGAATTTTACTCATTACTTTGTAAAGTATTCGCGACTGAAGTCGCCTTGATTGATAAAACTGACAAGGCAAACTTTTGCTGTGCCACTGTAACTTCCTATGAAGTCTATTTTAGGTAGGGTCCCGCCATTCTCAATTCTGAGATCTTCGAGAAACCAATGTAGAGCTTCTTGCTCTTCCGGAGTATAACCGGCAATGCTTTGTCCTCCCAGACTAGGTATGTATTTAGGATCCATCTCACGATAGATCTTAACCTTGGGAAAGAGGTTAGTGTATTCCCGAGTCTTTTTGATCGGGCGATGAATATTAAATTTTTTCATTTCTGAGTGGGTTAGTGAGTTAATGTACATAGTAAATATACAACTTAATTTGCAATTACTACGATCTTTTTCGTTAAGAAACGTTAGGAGGGTATTCCGAAGTTAGTACCTCTTTTATAAAATCGCTCTTCGTTAGGTAGCTTGCTTGGATAGCCCTATCTAGTTCAGGCTGAATTAGTATGTTGGCCATACGGGGTGTGAGTTCTCCTGCCGCTGCACGTTTTAGAGTGTTGACTTTGAACTCGAGAAACTTTTTTACTTCTGCATTCATGGGTATTGAATTAATGGGCTGAGCCCTTATTTAGTGATGTTGTTCTTCCAACAGATGACTGATAGTCTGGCTTCCAAACCATCCTCATCAATTATAATGATGTCTCTCATTAAGACTCTTATGACCACGCCTTTGTATGCTCCTCCATTATAGTGAAGCTTGTCGCCGATCTTGAAATATTTCGAAGTCTTATTTTTGGAAGTCTTAGTTTTGGAAGTCTTAGTCATCTGTGGTTGTTTGATTGATGTACATAGTTAATATACGACATATCTGGTAGATACTACGATGAACTTCGTTAAATTTCGTTAAAGTTATGAACAATTATTTTTGGGGATTTCCCCTGGATTTGAGTATGGCTTTTAGTTTGATCATATTATTTTCATCTAACATTTTTAAGCCTCTTTGACCATAGTGGTCCTTTATTCTTTTTCTGAGTATTGAAGCCGCCTTGGTATAATTGCCATCAACTAATATCTTATGCCCTTCGACATCTGCTTCTAATTCTTGCTTTTTAGAATAAGTGCCCCTGTGCTTGAGTCTGTAGTGTGCAATCTCATGAGCTTGGATAGCAAGTAAATGATCGTATGACAAAGACCCTAAAGCCTCGCCGTCAATATATATTTGCTTTTTGCCTGGCATTAGGAATCCCAATCCATGAGATTTGAATATAGGAGCAAAGTCGCTTGCGTAGTTCTCATGCTCTGAATAGATAACAAACATCTTGAATGAGCTATCGATTTTGCTTTTTGCAGCTACAAGGCCTTTCATATTACATACCCTTGAGTGCCGATGCCTTTCCTATGGTTGGCATCATACCGCCTACGTCAAATGAAATGTATTTACCATTTGCTAGTTCTATGTAGTATGTCCCCATGTCATAGTAGACTTCTTTTATCTTCTGGCCATTAAGGGCTTTACCTGCTTGGGCGTGAGGACCAAAATTACTGGATTCCTGAATAGCCCCTTCAGTTTTTTTAGACTTACCAGCTTTCAGCAAGTACTTTATTAAGGCGTTGACCTTTTTTAGCGTGGAGTTTTTCAGATTCGTAACTGACTTTAGGTTTTCTTTTGCTAATGGATTATCTTCCATATACTCAAACGCTTGTTTAATATCCCAGCCGTTGGCTTCTAAATTAGTAAAATTATTTGATGTATATTCGTCTATACGATCAGGTGTTTCCTGAGTGTCTTTCCACTCTTTTATGTTGAATTTCTTATCCATGTTAATAAATATCAATTGGGTTAATTAAAAATTAGCAGTCATACATGAGGGACACCTCAACAAAGGGTCCGGGGGACCTATAGGGAAAAATCTTCCGCCGACATGGGAGTGGATAAGGCCGGTCCCCTAAAATTCCAAAAAGTCCATAGGCACGAAGAAGGGCCCACCCCCACTCGGTAGACCCCTCATGTGGCCTTTCGACCTAATGTTAATAACTTTCGACTAATTGTTCATAACTAGCGATAGTCGTATGTGTGGTAGTTGTTCATAACTTAATTTTGAGCGTCTTCGACTTCGTCGACGTTGAATAAGTCACTCTCTGTTCCATCGTCACAAAACTTTTGAACGATCTGCTTAATGAATGTGCGTTCGCTATCGACTCCACCAGACTCATCGTACATAGGGTAGATAATAACTTGAGCAGCCTCCGAGACACTAAAGCCATCGTAGACTAGTGAAGTGAGTTCCACAGATGCACGTGTTGATATAGCAGTTGACAATCTAGGATTCTCAGTGGACATTTCTATTCGTGTGGCTCCAACTATTTCAGCTATATCGGAAATAATTGCTTTGGCTAGATTTGGATAGAGCTTAGATAATAGGTCTTTCTCCTGTTCAGCCGTTGCCATACTCATTTCTATGATAGTGAATCTGTCCATCATAGCTCTATCGATCACACGTGTTGATGTGTATTCGTTACCTATATTGGCAGTAGCTATAAAGCATACGCCCTTAGCAACATTGACTGTCTTTGAGTCTTGTGCCTCATCGATACGTAAGTACCTTTGGCCTTGATCTAAGACACTCATTAGAATGTTCCATGCCTCTGGATGTGCTCTTGATAGCTCATCTAGTAGTATCACTGCGTTCTCTGTTTGTATAGCCCTTACGAATTCTGATTCTGCAAAGACTGTTCCCTCCTCCTTATTGAAGTGGGTGTTACCTATGAGCGTTGATCGTGGATCTTGTGTTGCTCCTAGATTGAAGTAGAATTCCGGACGATCTAATGCGTTGACCAGTGACTTAGCTGCCATTGTTTTACCGCATCCAGCTGGACCAGTCATCATAATGTTTTTGCCTCGCATAGCCGATCGAACTAGATATTTCCAATTGAGTGGACCCATCATCAGTAGTTCAGGCTTAAGCTCTGCACATTCGGCATGAACGAAGCTCATTAGTTCGGCTTGTTCTGATGGTACCTCCTTTGGTACTTCCACAAAGTCAATAGCCGTAGCCATTAGTTCTGGGAATGGTGTGCCACCTGATGGTAGTCCTTTAGTAGCACTGTATGATAGTTCACCATCTATTGTCTTGTCTAGTGTGACCTTGACATTCTGTTTAAATGAGATGGCTTGTTTGATCTTACGAAGTGAGTCAGGATCCTTTGGCACATTGAATGTGGTTTTTCCTGAGTTAGTACGAAGGATGATCTCCTTGTTGTCATCGCGATATGCGACTAATGTGTAATCTGTATTCATATTAGTGGGGTTTATTTGTTTAGAGTTAGATCCCCCTGAGGTACAAATGTGGGGATTTTAGATTTTACGTAATTGTCAATTGACTTGCAAACATTAGCAAATCCTGTTTTGACATCATTTGGGTTGATCTCTTTAACAGAGATGATCTCGTTGTTGCGCTTGATAAGGACCATAGATCCAGAGGTTTCAGCGGTAATATTAAGGGGGAAAGACTTTGTCATTTCAGTGGGGGTTTAAGTAGTTAGTTAATGTACATAGCTAATATACGACTTAATGTGGTAGAAGCCATGATGAATATCGTTAAGAAACGTTAAATTCTGCAGGACTATTTCATTTTGTTGACCAGGGAAATAGCATAACTAACTGGGCTAATAGGTGTAGTGACTAGTAGAAGAGCCTCATAGCAGCTTCGATGCCTTCAGCAGAAGCGAGTGATACACTCTTAACTACTAGTGGAGCATGTTTAGAGTTGTCTCCATTGCAAAAGGCTTTAACGGCATTCTCAAAGGCACCCTCTTTGTTGACACCATAACAGGTGTTCCAACCTCCACCTTCGAAGTGGACCATATACTCCTTAGAGCCTATGAGGTAGTGATGACGGGCATGATACTCCTCTAACATAGTGTTAATGGTGTCACATTTGTCATCGTGATCGGTTGTAACTGAGTGGACGGCAACAGAGCTTAGAGCATATATACGCGCCTCGATCTCGTTAATTTCTTTGGTAATAGCGGCTTTTGTCATTTTAGTGGGTTTAAAGGGTTAATTAATGAATGATTGACATAGTCAATATACAATATTCTAGGCAAATACCACGATGTTCTGATGGTTATTTTTCGTTAAGAAACGTTAAAATTGGGGGGAGTGGGTACTTCTGGTGAATACCACGATGTTTTGGTGGTTAATTTCGGTCGGTTTGCCTGTTTGGTTGAAGGCTATGGCTTAGCCAACAGAATTTGTATAGGGGCGGTGGGTTTACTTCGAAATATTTTACACAAACACCAAAAGGGGGCAAATACGCGCTTAAAACCTATGGCGTTCCTATTCTTCCACGCCCAGTATTTACCACAACTTACCAGAACTTCCCACATATTACCAGAATCTCGGGGTATATGGTGGGCTTTTCCAATGGGGTACCACAGTATTAGGGGATCATAACAAGGGGACTAGGCTTATGCACACATACTGCATGGTTACTGTGCATATAGAGCTCATACGTGCACTCTTATCTTAGCTACACATGTGCATTACTACATATACTAGCGTTGTTGTGATATATGTTACTGCAAGACCTATAAATGCATATGCTATTATTCTCATTGCATCTTCTTTTCTTCTGCTGTTATCTGAATAGTATGGATGTTCTTTCATGAATCTTTTTACTTCTTTTTGAGCTTGCTTAGCCTCTGCATGCTTTAAATCTGCATTGGCTTTGAGTTGACCAATGGCTGAATTATACTGGGCTCTTTTCATTTAGGATCTTTCTTAGTTTTTCTATTAGTTCTACTACGTTGTCTGGATCCATAGTACAAGCACAACATGTATCTACATGTGCTTCTATTTGGTCTAGTATTATTAATGCTTCTTTCATTATCTTGCCCATATCATTGCCACTATGTAGACCACTATCATTACTGCTGCGTATATCAATGCCGGTGTATCTGGAGGATGTGGATCTGAGTGTTTATTTTGAACGTGGAATGTCATTTTGACTGGTGAGTTGGTACTGGGTTTGCATGCTGAGGCTGCTCATGTCTTGGCACTGGTAGCCTGGCTTGCATTAGTATGTATAGCATACCCATTATAATGATGCTCCATCCTATTGCCTGTAGTGCAAATGATTCTGTTGTTTTCTCTCTGTTATGCATCGCGCTACCTTCCTGTGTTATTTTCGTCGTCGCGGATATTTTTGAGGTACTCGTGTATCCTGCTTATAGATAGATTCATGGTCTCTGCTATCTGTGCTATGCTCATGCCTTCTTCCTCAAACATTGCCTTCGCTTCCTTTGCCTTCGCTTTGGTTGCTTCCCTTACTATAGGCTTATACTTCTTTTCTTTTGAATTCCAATTAGCTCCCATGGTTGTCTCCGTTTGGATCCCAGCTAAGATCCTCATCTGTGTTGTGAGGTTTGCTCTGATCTGTTACTATAATACTTGTTATGACTCCGGCAAGAAAGTCTTCGCCTTCTTTTATCTTTGCTATGTAACCTGATGGATACTGCACATTCTCATAGATCTTGGTGCCTCTGCCATCTACATATGTAATGCTTACCCTGAACCCTCCATCTTTTTTGTGTAGTGGGTTAGTTCTATACTTGGGTGTTACTTTATATTCTCTACTCATTATTTTCTATTGTTAAGACCTTTTATATATCCCCATATGAAATTCAGTATTAAGAATGATAGGAATAATGGCCATAGTATTGCTGTTAGTAGTCTCTGGCCATTTGTCATTAGATCTAGAGCTGTAGGCCCAACTGCGTCTAGCATTTTGTCAATCAGGTATACTGTCGCAAGGCCCATTATTAAATATATTGCTGTGAGTTC